CGTAGAATTTCAGGGCATGAAAGTTCGGATTTTCGTCCATAAAGAAACTAGCCAAACGCTCCTCTAGTTCCTCGAACGCACTTATAATCGCCTGAGATTCGGGAATCCCCGAATGATTCTGTTTTGTTTCGCGAATCGCCCTAGCGATAGCGACAAAATGCTTCCTAGTCATAACTGCTCCTTGTTTTCCTCCGTTTACCTGTACTGAACTTCGTACCATTTCAATGTGCAATGTTCATCGTCGCCAATCATAAAAGACCGCAACTCTGACTCACCACTGCAGTAAAAAAAGATTTTACTGTCATGAATCCCATAAGTGTCACAGTCCGTTTCCTCGTCATACTCACCGAACGAATAGTACGCCTGCAACTCCTCACCCGTATCGGACCAGCGCACAAGACCCCATGCACCAATCGCTTCTTTTTCCGTTTCCATAATCAGCCTCCTGCTGTGTGTGTTATGTGTATGACATCCGTAGGGGCAGGCAACCGAGGACATCAGATTGCCCGCCCCCATAAACCCAACCTAATCAACTAGGTCCAAACCCTTGACGGTGTTCAGCACCCAAGCGACGGGGTCATTAAGAACTTCGTTCTCGGTGTGCCACTTCCCACCGTTCTGCAGTTTCTCAATCACCACATCCACCTCGCCGCCCAGCATGTCGCCACACTGCATGTCGGACACCCGACCATAGCCGCTACTGGTGTAATCACGAGCCCATTCCATCTGCTCAACACCAGCGAACCCGATGCGACGCAACATGGATGGATGCGCAATCGCATACATCACATCGTCAATGTCCAAAGTGTCCGCCGAATCATGCAACTTGACGAGCATGCTGTATTTATTACGCTCATCATTCGGATGGGCGTAGCACTGCTCATGCCACAACTCAATGCCGACACCCAACTTGTGCAACACATCCACAAGAGCGCACACCGCGACACCACGGGCACGAATCTGCTCGGGTTCAATGTACGCCGACGCGATGCCAGCCACAAGGATTCGGACAACCCGACCCATGCGAGCCGAAGGCTCGGTGACATAATCCACCATACACTCAGGGTCACCAGCCACATAGCGTCCCATGTCCACCATGTCACCGCTATAGCCGTACACGGTAGAGAATTGCTCGTCCATGTTTTTCATAATCTGGTCCTCCAGATTATGAAACATGCGGTCAACCTCTGGGCGAACCTCATGCCAGCCGTCAGTCGCCAGTTGCACTGCATCCTGCAGTGTCGGCGTACCAGACCAGCCATTTTGCGACTGCTTCGCAGACGACTTCTTGTTGGGATTCGCTTCAGCGAAACGAGCCGCTTCAGCCACTGACATCGCACGATGAACGATGTGTGTTCTGCCATTCGGCAGAGAACGCTTGATTGTCTCCATGATTGAACCTCCAGTTCAATAGTAGCGGACTAGATTCCCGAACGGGGGACCCTAAAGGGTCACCCCGTCCAGCACCTTGGCGGCTTGGTCAGGCTTCGCACCCTTGAGGATGGTCATGTCCACAACCTCACGCACCGAGAATCCCGCATCAATCAGATGCGCACCATTCTCCGCGGCACGGGGCGAGACGATAATCTGCAACCCTGACACTGCCACATTCTTGCGGCACTGCCGAACCACATTCAGCCATTCCGCCGCTTTAGCGGCATCCAAGCCAGTGGCACCAACCATCGCATTCTCCACATTCTCATCAATGAGAATGTCCATGAACACGAAACGGTCCTTCGTGGCGGCATCAATCGGATTCCGACCAACATACTGAGCCGTCGCACCATTGCCGTATGTATTACCTGCGGCAATCGCCACAAACTCAGGATGACGCTTCACCATCCCATCGGGGAATGCCATGTAGCCATTGGCTAGCGCGGCATTCAGGGTACCCAAAATGTTCGGGTTGGCATTGTCAATCTCATCCATGAGATAGATGCCGCCATTCTCAAAACGACGACGGAATTCCGTAGGAACATAAACGCCATTGGCAGTGACGAACCCCACCAAGTCAGCCTTGGAGGATTGGGCATTGAACGACTGCGCCGAGAATTCCGCACCCAAAGCCATCGCGGCATTCTCCGCAATCGTCGTCTTGCCAGTACCAGCAGGACCCACCAAAAACAAGTTGCGATTCTTGGAAAGAATCCGCAACACCGACGGAAACTGCTCATGCTGGATGCCGTCAATTTTCTTGACGGGACGATTCGGAATGTGAACCTCAATCACCTTCGGTGTCATCTTGTCCAACTTCTCCGACAAGACGCACAATTCCCTAGCGGCATTGTCAACACGCTTGTCCAGCGACGACACAGTCGTCGCCACGGTCTGCCCCGCTATAGCGGTGGAACGAATCGTGTCCTGCAAAGTTGCAAACTTTGGCGCAACGATGTCATTCACCAAGTTTGTCACCGACGAAACATCCATACTGGATGGTGCCGCCGACATAATCTGACGAACAAGGTTCGTCACTGCGTCGTTGACAGCCACCGAATCAGTCACCGCAGGGGCAACCTTCGGTTGCGGCATGGTGACAGTCGGACGAGGCACGGACGGCTGGGACGGCTTTGCCGCAAACTTAGCCGAATCGGCATAACGAACCACCCTAGTGCCATCGTAGATGGCATTGCGGATAGCCTCAACTGGAAAATGCATCGTTGGCTTGCCAACGAAACGAATCCCAAGATACTTGGCTACTGCCATCAACTCCACTTTAGTGGCGCTGACAACATTGACGGTACTGCCGCCACGACAAGTGGCGACCTTCGTGAGACTGTCGTACTTGACGACAGTCGGCGCGGATACTGCAGGCATTATGTCCTCCAATGCCAAGTCGGGCTGGACTCATCAGCACGAGCAATTACTCGTGGACACGGTGCCAAAGCACCGTGTTTCGTCCTAATGTTTGAGGCTAAAGCCCCAAACAAGCCGAATGAAAGCGAGCCTCGTTGAAACGAGGATTTTCGGCAGAAAAGAACTCTGCCAGACGGTGTTGCACTTCAAGAAGTGCCGCACCAGCCGTAATCCCGTCCAACTTGCGAACTTCCGCGATTGCATCAGCAATCGCCACATAATCCTTACGAGACATTTTATGTCCTCCCTGCCACTTTAGTGGCACATCGCAGGTGACCAACCTGCCGTGGTAATACCTTCAGGTATTAGCGGACCAGCAAGGAATCGAACCTTACGCCGTCTGACATGTCAACGCACCTAGGAATCCTAGGCGTTGACAACGCGACCATACTGCCTGTATGTAGCCCCATTGGGCGACCATTGGGCGAATAGGAAACCCGAACTAACCCCAATCATGCCATACTCCATCAGTCAGGATGGTGACAAGTCTCAGACTTGTTCGGGTGGGAATTGTGCGACTCGTTCACGGTCTGCCTAATGGACATGCAACGACTTGCACCCCCACAATTCCCGACGCTTTACGCGGTCCCTCAGGTTGCCGCTACCCTGCGTCACTCTGTCATCCGTGGCGCCTTGCCGCACTTCCGTGACAGTAGCCGCCGTGATTCGTTGCCATGCCGTCGCATGACCTCACCGCGTCCCGTTCGGTTGCCGAATCTTGCGACCCGTTGCCGATTCCGATGCCAAACACTAAAGCACACCCCAAAAACAATTGCAAGTCACCGAACACATAACTTTTCCCGTTGACTCTCCTACGCATAATGCGCAGGGAGTTCACGCAAAGCACCCGTTCGGCAAACTGCGGGTTACCCGACAGTAACCTGGAGGCTCGGTCAAGCAGTCGCCCCATGCGCGGGTACCCCCTGCGCGTGATTATAGCGGTGGCATCAAAATTGAACAGGGATTATGCCACGAAACCTGTACCGATTATGCGATTCAATCCTCGCGTGTAGCCACATGCACACCTGCCAGTGGGGGCATGGGGGGGCACGCCCCTACCTAATTATTTTTTGAGTCCCACGCATGTCCAATGCGTTTAATTTTTTATCGAGGGATACGATTTTTTTTCTTAGGAGCCTTTGACCCATCGTTTGTTTTTGGGTTGGGCGGTTTTCTTGGGGTTCCATTTTACTTTGTCTGCCCAGTATGCCGCGGAAAGTGGTCCGCGGGCAATGTTCTTGGCGTGACGGCTAGCGAATGCTTGTTGTTGTCCACGGGTTTGGTTGGTGCGTACACCTTGTTGTCCGAAACGGATGGTCCTGATTTGGTCGCCTGATTTGGCTACGACGATGTGTGATTTTGTTGGGTGGTTGGGTGTTCGTTTCGGCTTATTATAGCCAGTCACTCCAGCCCGTGCTAGTCGTGGGTCGCGTTTTGGGGTTGCCATTATTTTCCTTTTCGGGCTTGACGGCCCGCTTTGCGGGCGGCTGGTGTGTTTGGTACGAATTGTTTTCCCTGTCGGGTTCCTTCACGCTTTTTGCGGCTGGTGGCAGCGTATTCCGCTGCCGATAATGATTTGATTGCTTTGGATGGCAAATAGCGTTCGCCTGTTGCTGATTTTCCTTGGGTGGATGGTTTGCCTGATTTGGTGCGCCATTTTTCGGATGTCCATTTTGTCAACGACTTTTGGCTGGAGGTTTTCGGTCCAGTGTATCCTCCGCCTGCTTTCTCATACGCTTGCGTCAGCAGTTGGGCTTTGCGGGCTGACCATTGACCCGCTTTGCCGCCTTTTGTTCCAGCCATAATCTGGTTCTTTAGACGGTTTCGTAGTGCTGGTTTATTGTAAGCCATTATGCTTTTAGATTCCACCAAGCGCCTTGTGGTTTTGCTGGCAGATTATGGAATTGGGGTTTGGGATTAACTTTCTTTTTACTGCCCTTTGGGTCTTTGCGTAGAACGGTTCGTTGTCCGCGTACAATTCTGGACACCAGCACATCGTCTTTGTCGCGGGGTTGACGCTTCTGATACGGCCTATCGTAGAATTCTTTTGGAATAGGAGGCTTTTTACCGTTTTTCTTTTTTGTCATTTTTGCTTCAGACATCGCGATAGCGACCGCCTGTTGGCGGCTGGTTACTTTGCGTCCCGATGACGACTTCAGGGTGCCACGCTTGTATTCCCCCATAACCTTCGCGACCTTAGCCGCTTTCTTAGCGGCCATCAGCGCATCTGTATCCTAGAGTAACGGGACCGTCCCATCTTGGAGGGACGAGCCGTTCTAGGAATCTTTTTGTCAGAGTCCTTGGTTCGTGCCGCTTTCATGGATTTGGCGAATTTGGAATAAAGTTCCACCAACAGTCTTTCAGCAATAGGTTCCCACACCTTAGACGGGTACATTGAGGTAATGTCGCTTTCCCCTAGGACATCTCCGATGAACACATTGGCGAACTCGCTGGGCGAGTTGTATTCCCCAGCATCAATGTCCTTAGGGCGCACCAGTTTCAACTGGTTGCGAATAAACATTTCGGCACCCCGACGCTGTTCATCCAAATCAACATCACTGTCCGTGCCGAACGCAAAACGCTTCTTGCTAGCCATCACCACTCCCTATTATTCGTAGACCAAAACAATACCCTCAGGAAAATGGCTATACCAACCGTGGTTAAAACCGCTGTCCCTAGTATTGTTAGAAATGTTCCCACTAGAACCCTGACTTGTCAACGCCTCAGATTAACAGAATACTGTCAAACCATCCGAAGGATGGTTTAATCCTTAAACCCATTATCTGGACGCACCTACGCTCACGCTCGGTGCTATCCAATAACCCTTACCCCCCTCCGTAGGTTCCCCCCACCTTTGTTCCACCTGTTCCCTAGACAAGTTGCATACAAGTTGGAACAAACTAGGCATTGACATGGACACATTTTTGGATGCACGACAAGAACATTTCCTACAGTGGCTGATGACCCCAGCAGGTCACCGCAACCCGTCCTCCCAAGACAAACTGGCCGCAGAACTCGGCGTTGACGAAACCACGCTAAGAAGGTGGAAAAAGAAACCAGCGTTCAAAATGGAATGGGAAAAGCGCGTAGGCGACCTGCAACAGTCTCCTGAGCGGACCCAAAAGTTGTTGGACTCTTTGTACGAGCGGGCTTTGGGTGGGGATAATAATTCGGCTAAGTTGTATCTTCAGGCCACGAACCGTTTGGCTCCGACTCAGGTGCATGTAGAGCATTCTACGAAGCCCTCCGAGATTTCGGATGCCGAACTGGATGCGCTTATTGCCAGCGTGGCTCGTAGCGAGGCGGAGAGCCGAAAGGAACTGGAAGGCCATTAGTGGGGGCAACTATTGAGTGTCCGACTTGCGGATGTGAGTATCCGCCTGTTGCTACACGCTGGAGATGTCCCGAATGCGGCTATAAGGATTCGTGCTGTGAGGGCGAACCAAGAAGGATGAGGAATTATGACGACGACTAATGATGCCATGTATGTGGCCCTGAAGGCGTTGTATCCAAGTCCGCCTGAGATGGCTTTGGGTGATTTGCTGTATCAGTTTTGGGTAGATAATGGTCTGCAGTATCGTGGTACTTTGGAGTACGATTTTTATGTCGCGGCGGGTGCCGCTGGCACCACTTTGGGTGATTTGGCCTATAATTATTGGACCGACCCTGATTATGTGGTTTCCAACCTTGAGTTGGAGGATGGAACAGATTTGCTATTGGAGGACGGTTCGTTTATGCTTTTGGAAGCAGGTAATGTTTAATGTCTGATAAAAAGATTACACAACTTACGGCGTTGACAACGGTTGACAATGCCGATGTTTTGGCTATTGTTGACGACACTGCGGGTTCGCCTGTCACCAAAAAGGTGACGGCGGATGTTTTGGGTGAATACATGTCCACCAACACTCATGTGGTGAACGCTATTTCTGCTGGTTCCAGCCCAGTTGATTCAGCAAATAACATTATAGCAAACGCAATTTTTGGCTAACTAGGGAACAGGAGTCAGATTAGTATGGCAACATTTAGCAAACTTACTCTCAGCGGGTCAACCGACGGTCGCGGCATTAAGGTCGCCCAGACGGCGACTCCTGGAACCACCCTTCATACTGGGTCGTCTACGGTTACGACCTATGATGAAATCTGGTTGTATGCAGTTAACTCTGATACGACTGCTCGCAAACTAACTATTGAGTGGGGCGATACCACTAGCCCTGACGACTTAATTGAATTGACGGTTGCTGCCGAATCTGGTTTGGTTCTTGTTGCTCCTGGCTTATTGATTAAAGGGAATGCTACACCGCTAGTTGTTCGTGCTTTTGCGGCTAGTGCGAATGTTATTAGCATTCATGGTTTCGTAAACCGTATTACCGCCTAAGGAAAACAATGTCTCAAAGACTCAGTGTTTCTCAGTATGTATCAAATCCAGTTGGACA